GCAGCTTATTTAGCTAGCTTACCAAGTGGATCTACTCAGCAATCATCAAAGATGGTTCCTTTTGTAGCATATGAATATTATGGTTCATTAGATAACTTTGATGGTACAGGTGCTGGTATTCCAGGAAATGGATTCTATAAGGTGTATCTATGTAATGGCTTAAATGGCACTCCTGATAAAAGAGGACGTGTTGCTGTTGGAGCTATTGTAGATGTACCACCTATTGGTATTGGTTTAGATCCTGCTGTGAATCCTTCTAATCCTGCTAATCCTAATTATGCATTACTAGATACAGATGGATCTAATAGTGTAGTTTTAGTTACACCACAATTACCTGCTCACTCACATACATCATCAGCATCAACTTCTGTTTCAATAACTGATCCTGGTCATGCTCATTTTGTCAACTACTTAAATAAAAATGGTGGAGATGGAAATAATGTATTAGGTAGTGAAGCTGGATCAAATAATAGAGCAACTACATCAGCCACTACAGGTATCTCAGCTACAGCTACTACAATTGTACAAGTTGATTCTACAGGAAGTGGAGAAGGTCATGCAAATATCCAACCTGTGATTGCTGCTTATTATATTATGTATATTCCTTAATCTATTTAAAATAAAATAAAATGTCTTGCTCTTCTTGCAATCCTTGTTATACTGCTTATTATAGACCTAGTGCTAATTGTGTATCTGCTCCTTGTGCAACTGTTGCAAGTCAGGTGATATACAATGGTCCAAACTTACCAGGTACTGGTGTGCAAACTGGACAAAACTTAGACTGTGCATTATCTGAAATAGATGATGCCATTCTTCAATTAAAGATATTAGTATATAGTTTAACTACTACTACTACAACTACAACTGCAACCCCATAAATAAATCAACATGACAGTATTAGTAACCTTAACCTTAGCTGGGGCAGATACAGGTCCATTTAACCTCTATTCAGATTCAGATGGATATACTACCCCACTTGCCACTGGAGTGGCTAAATCAGCATTAGAAGCTGGTTACACCCTATCAGGCGTACCTGCTGATGCTACAATAATTAGAACATCTTCCACAGGAACTTGTACTAATTACATTGATATGTTAATTGCTGGTGTTACAACAACTACCACTACAACTAGTTCAACTAGTACAACAACTACTACAACTACTTTAGCTCCAACATATGACTATTATATAGCAGATGAATATATCTGTGATTTCCCTGGATGTACATTAAATGCAACAAACATTAATGTAGCTTTCCCAGCAGGATTCAGTTATGCATCAAACTTTTACTATAGTGATTTAGCTCATAGTGGAGTGGTTTATAAGATAACATCTTCAACTACTGAGACACCATCTGTAATCCTAGATACACTAGGAGGCAATATTGATTGCTCACTAGCTTGTTCAGTATAATATCAAAAACCCTGTTTGTTGGTTTACAGGGGATCCCCTGGCCTTTCTAGGCTGGGGGTTTTTTGTTTTAACTCTAACAAAAAAAGTTATTCTATATAATTAAAATAGTTAGTAAATTTTTGGGGATGTCAGAAATAGTTCCTATCTTTACGCTAATTTTAATTAAACTTGACTACATATGCCTGAAAATCAATCCTTGCTGAACCAGCTAGAAGAGATTCTACATTGGAAAAAGAGTAAGAAATTCTACGCTGACAAGCTTGGGATTACAGAATTAGAGGTTGATGATTTACTAAAGGAACTAAGAAATGGTGAAAAGGCTCAAGAAGATGCAGAGGTAGGAAACTACGTATCTGATCTAGAAGAGACCATAATAAAGTTTGAAGAAGACTTACATAGAGGAACAGGAGAAGTAGTCTTCAATACAAAAGAAGAAATCAAGAGCTTAGATGAGCTCATAGTAAAGTGTAAGATAGACACAGAGAAATGGGAGATAACCAAATACGTACAGAACTATTGGGGAAATGGTGAACATCCTCATTGGCAAGTCAAAGCATGGTTAGGGAAGAAGTCTACAGAACAAGTTTTTCAAGATAGTTTTGTAGACTTTTTAGCTTCATATCAGCCTGTAAGTCAGGAAGTTATGAGCCCTAAGTTCACTGAATATAAGTTTCCTGCTATGTTGATTATCAATAAACAGGACTCTCACTTGAACAAATATGATATTGATGGTAATAATAACATCACTGATAGACTAGCTTCTATTATATACAAGGTGGAACTTATTGCTAATCAAGCACAGCTTTCAAATAACTTAGATCAAATTACATATATCATTGGTTCTGATGAGTTCAACAGTGAGTTCACAGGAACTACAACTAAGGGAACTCCTCAAACTAATACTCATACATATCAAGATTCATTTAGTTTTATATGTGACCATGAGGTATTGATGATTACAATGTTATTACAATATGCTGAAAATGTTAATGTAATTTATGTAGCAGGTAATCATGATGAGTTTGTAGGATGGCATTTAGTTACTTGGTTACAATCTTACTTTAGAAATACAACCAGACTTACTTTTGATGTGAGTCCTAAGTATAGAAAGTATGTAAGTTATGGTGGTTCAGCAATGATGTTTAATCATGGAGATGCAATTAAACCTGCTAAGTTAGCTGCACTATTTCCAATAGAATATAGAGAAGGATGGTCTTTTCATAGCAACTTCTATATATTCACAGGAGATAAACACCATGAAGTGAGTCATGACTTCAATGGTATTAAATTTTACCAAATTCCAGCATTCTCTAATGCTAAGAGTCTTTGGGATGATAAGAATGGTCACGTAATGTCTAAAGCTGAAGTGACAGGATTCTTAATAGAGCAAGGCTCAGGAATGACAAATATATTCAAACAGTATTTATAATGGCTACATTAAGGAAAATGGTTTCAGATGTGCGTGCAATGCACAAACTATTATCAACAGACAACTTGATAACAGATAGAGTTGTTGCGTCTGAAATCAAGAACAACACAATTTTACTGATCAAGAGAGAGACAAATCTCAGAAAGCTTTGGGCTACAGACACTGTATTCCAGACACTTCCTTGTTTAGATATGGTATCAGTTCCTATTTCTGATTGCTGTGAATATGTTGATCCTTGTCAAGTGGCAAGAAGCAAATATAAACTTCCTCGCATTAGTGAGGGAAACTACCAATACTTAATTCAAGGTGTTTATTCTATCAACGCAATGGGTGGTAGAGGTAAAAGATTTAAAGAGATTACAATTAACAGATACTTAAATTTATTAAAGCTTCCTATCATTAAAGCTGATCAGTACTACTGGATTGCAAATGGTGGATATTTATACGTAAATAATCCATTCTTACAATCAGTTAGAATAGCTGCCTTCTTTGAAGAAGATGTGCCTAATGATATACTATACCCACAAGATTGTGCATGTGGTCCTACGCCTCCAGTGAGTGATGAAGACTACTGTATGAATCCTTTGGATAAAGAGTTTGGATGTCCTGGTTATCTGGAGAAACAAGTTTTAGAACTAACCTCTCAAAAATTGTTATCTACATACTTTAGCATTAAGACAGACATGACCTTTGAAGGTATAGATGGTCAAGCTCCTAATGCTAAACCAACTAGTTAATGCGTACCAAGATTGAATGGAGAAGTTCTAGTAGAGAAAACTATAGAAACTTTTGCAATAAATATCCCACTGTAAAAATTACATTTGATGAGTGGAAGAACATTATATACTTATATAATGAGAATTTTAAAAACTACATTCTAGAAACAGGAGAGAAAGCAAGACTTCCTTTTGGCTTTGGTGAGTTCTCTGTCAATAAAAAGAAGAGAAAGAAAATGAAAGACATCAATGGTAAGGAGTATGTTAACCTACCAGTAGATTGGCAAAGAAGCAAAGAAAAAGGAAAGATCATCTACAATTTCAACTATCATACAGAAGGATTCTTCTTTGGTTGGTTATGGTTTAAAGACTCAACAAGACTTCGTAATATCAACTTGTGGTACTTCAAACCTTCTCGTGCAACTTCTAGATTGCTGTCACATTACATAAAAACAGATGATAAATACCAGCACCTTTATAGGGAATGGAAAAAATAAAACAACATGGCATATTATTACAGATACAATTTTGTCTCTCCTGAACCAGTTTATTCAATTGTTAAGGAAGAGTTAAAATCCTACTTTGACACAGGAGCAGTAGATGATTTGATGTTCCCTACCTACTTGGACAAAAGTCTACAGAAGTTGGGTAGATCAAGTTATGTCATTGCTGAACAAACATTGGATATTTCTGGATTTGAAGCTAGACTTCCTGATAACTTCTTTGCTGTTAGAGAAGCTTGGATGTGTACAGAGATACCTCAGCTACCATACCAAACAGCCAATTCATTCTATGCCCAAGCTGCTTCTCAAACAACAATACAAGTAAGTCCTGTAATTAGTGGTACAGTACCATGTACTAATCCACAATGTACTACAGGATGTCCTACATGTATGCCTGAGCTTATTCAAGCAGTATACAAAACTAATCAACAGATTGCTAGAGCTATAAGAAAAGAATACTTATTAAAACCAGGTAATATATCTTGTCAAGGTAGATGTGATGTAAGTTATACAGATGCTTGGCAGTTCTATACAAATGTACCTCCAGTACATGAGTTCACTCCAGGATCAGCTAGCTATGATAGCTTTGATATTAGAGATAATAAGTTTGTTACCAATTTCAACTGTGGTGTGGTTCATATGATATTCTATGCTACAGACTATGATGCTACAGGTAATCAATTGATTCCTGACAACTATCGTATCAGAGAGTACATTGAAGCATTCATTAAATACAAGGTATTTGAAACATTATCTAATCAAATTAATGATGAGACATTCAATCAAATACAGCAAAAGCTAGGATACTACAAACAACTTTCAGATGAAGCATTTATTATGGCTTACATTGAAGTTAAGAAGCAAGATGCATGGACTAAGCAAAGAAGAGTAAGAAATGACTTACAACGTTTTGCACAATATGAATTACCAAATAGAAGCTCAAGATATGGAAATGGATGGAACAGCTAATCAGGAAACCTCTAACATAAGGCAAGAATTTAATCTTGGTAGAGTGGGGATGGATATGGACTCTTCTGTCAATCAAAAACAGAAGGGTAAACTTTCCTATGCCCTAAACGCAGCATTAGAAAACTTTGATGGTAATTCTGTTAACTACCAAAATGAGTTAGCCAATGAGTTTTGCTTAAACTTTCCTGATGGTTACCAAAATATTGGTAATCATTTTATTCAAGAGAAAAACCTACACATATTCTTTTTAACTAATCCTCAAACAGGAGGAAGTCAAATAGGATATATGAATAACAATGATTGTGTTTATCATACATTGTGTACTCCTATTCCTAATACAGACTTAACTGTTTGTGCTACTTCTGACTGTTTAAACTTTGATATAAACTATCCAATACAAAAGTCTGTACATAAGATTACTAATTGTACAACAGAGGTTTATTGGACTGATGGATTGAATCCTAGAAGGTTTATTAACATTGAACAAGTTCCATACATTACTGAATATACAGGTGATCAAAACTGTGATCCAATTATTACTCCTATTCTTGATTGTAATAAGTTAAAGGTACAACCAAACTTCAATATCCCTAACTTACAAATCACTGATATTGTTGTAGGTGGAGACTTACAAGCAGGTGCTTATCAATTTGCTATTCAATATTGTAATGCTTCAGGAGATGGATATACATCATATTACTCAATAACCAATCCTACATCTATTGCAAATACAGAGATAACTACACCAGACTTTAACTATTCTGTAGGAAAGTCTATTGTAGTTAGTATTAGTGATATAGATATTACAGGTTACTTCCAGTATTTTAACTTGGCAGTTATAAAGACTATCAATGGTGCTTCCACTGTACAACTTGTAGGAACATATAATATTGAGGATAAGACTAGAACAATTACTTATACAGGTCAGAATCAAACTCAGATTCCTTTAAGTTTAGCTGACATACTTGAAAAGTTTCCTTATTATGATATTGCTCAAGACGTAACAAATGTACAAGATGTTATTGTTTGGGACAACCTTACATCTATTGATAGAATCAACTATCAAAAGATAGCTAGTCAAATTCAGCTTCAATGGGAAACATATAAATTACCAGCCAATAATACATATGCTGATGGATTCTACACTGCCAATCTTAGAGGATATCTAAGAGATGAAGTGTATGCGTTTGAAATAGTATTCTTATTGGACAATGGTAAACAAACAGATGGTTTCCATATTCCTGGTAGAACAGCAACTGCTGCTGATTTAGTTCCTGTATCTAATACTAATGCTGACTTTATTGGAGAGGGCACTGAAGCTCCTTATTGGAAGATATACAATACAGGTAGTGTATTAACTACATATCCTGCAAATGGTGATCCTAAGATTGGAGAAGCATATCCATATCAGTATGGTAATTTTGCATATTGGGAATCTACAGATACGTATCCATGTAATGTAGATGTATGGGGAGATCTTGCTAATCAACCAATTAGACATCATAAATTTCCTGATGTACTTGTAAGTCCTCACTTTGAAAGTGCACCTATTGTTTATGCTGGGGGTCAAATTGCACCAGTGATGCAAACAGCTAGTGCTGTATATCCAATGGGTGTAAAAATAGATGTACAACAAGTAGCATTCCTTATCCAAGCATCTAGTTTAACAGCTGCAGAGAAAGCCTCTATTGTTGGATTCAAGATAGTAAGAGGTAATAGAAGTACTAATAAATCTATCATTGCTAAAGGTATATTAAGAAATGTAGGTAAGTATGCAAGAGCTAATACAGCAACTTCAGGTAATCCTTTAGATGTAGTTCCTACTTATTTCTACTATCCTAACTATCCTTATAATGATCTAAATAAAGATCCTTTCTTACTTGAGCAAAATAATGCATATAACTCTCAATGTAATACATATAAAATTGTAGTGAGCACTCCTGGTGTTCTTCAATATACAGATTGTATAACAGGAAATGTAGCTACATTAAACTTCACTCTATCTACTACACAACTATGTTCTCTTACAGTTCCTGTAATAAATAGTGGATCTGCTACAATTACAGATGTCACAGCTAGATCATATACAATCACTGCTTCGTGCAATGTATTAATTGGTTATACAGATCCTGTATCTGGATTAGGTCAAACAGTTATTGTAGGATCAAATAGTCCAGTGACAATCAACTCATCCACTGTTCCTAAATATATATCAGGATGTGATAGATATACTATTGTTGGTAATAACAATAATAAGAATAGTGAATGTTATCCCAATCAGTTAGATGGATTTAACAATGAACAATCTAGATATAGACAAGTGTTTAACTCTCCTGAAACTTCTTTTGGACAACCTACATTAGGATCTGTTCTTAAGTTAGAGAGTGTACTATTTGGTGCTGGTAGAGCTCATTTTGTACAAGTACAGAAGCATTCTATGTATAGACTTCTTACTAAACAAGCACAAATAGAAGCTTTAAATTCTAGTAAATTAGTTGCAGAT